CGCGTGTTTTTTTTTTTTAAGTTTAGTATAGAAATATAAATCAAAAGTTCCAACGGAGCTGAGACAAAGCCAAATAGTCTCAACATAAAAATGGTGCCGGCCTAAGCGGGGCACTTGCCTGCGGGGGTATGCTTAATAGAATCCTAATTAGTATGCTCCTTCCAGCCAGAGTCGTCGTTCTTCTTCGTAGTCGAAGATCGGGACCGCAAAGCCCACGCTACCGTTATCCAACATCTCATGCCGGAGGTCCGTGAGTCCATGTGTCACCTGCTTCGCAGCTACATCATATTGCTCTCTTCCATGCATAAACATCTCACGCATCAGGCTCTCGGCATTCTGGAGAATGGCTTCGACGGGATCGTTTCCAGTCTTGACCCAGTTCAGTTGTTCTTGAACTGATTCTAAATCCAGGGGGGCTTTGAACCTTCCGTCCACGTTTACGAACTCTCTTTTCAGGTACGATGTATCAGCTAGATGTTCGAAGTCAGGGCAGTCCTTGTTCCGTTTCCGGGCATCGGTGTAAACGACGCCATGTCCAGTAAAGAAGCCTTGGACAGCGTTGAAGGTGAAGAAGCATCGAGCCTCCTCTCCAACACTGACCACGTGGTCGTCCCCGTAGGCCGTTGCAGCACAGTACTTGAAAAACTCGGTCACTTTCACGCCGGCACAATTAAGGCAAGTGTGTTCTCGTTTGAGTGAGATGAAAGCTATGAGTAGGTAAAGGACATTGCACACGGAGTTGAAGTCTGATGTGATAGACACTCCGCTGGGCAGTCCTTGGTGAGTTTGTACCATGGTGTGGCCAACTAGGGTTGGGTTGTGGATGCAGTAGTCGATCAGGGCAATCCTTACAAGGTCATCTTTCGAATCCCAGGTCTCGCTTTTCTCTTTGTAAACACTGTTGATAATGTTTACCGCCTCGAGCATCACAGCTCCGGAGAGTCTTCCGTCCCACTGCTTGTAGTCTCCAGCCACCATCGAATCTCCTTTCTCTAGGAGCCGGTGGGCCAGGAACGTCCAATCAGGGCCTAGGGGATTGATTCCCACAGCCGAGATGCAGCTTGTTGCGTTCTGATTTTGAGTCGCAACAAAGGTTCCGAAATACTTTCTAAAAAGCATATTGATAGCCAAGGGCGCGCAGCTGAAAAGCCGGGTTTGCCCAGTTCTGATCTTTGCCAGTCC